TAATTTACAAGTAAGAGGGGCTTTTGGGGAAGAAAGCAGAGAAAACGAAGAAGGTGAAAATTCTTTTTACTACAACTTTTATCTAATTGGTTATGGTTTTGGTGCAGATTCAACTGCTCAAAGGGCTGATGCAAATGCAAACTGGGGACAGAGCGTATATACTACTGCATCTATACTTAACAATGTTAATAGTAATACTGCGACATTCACAGCAACTGGTACACAACCATATCAAATTTATCTAAATAGCACTGCACTAGCAAACTGGCAAAGTGATACAGGTTTAGGCTCAACAGCTAGACCTTTTTATGTGCCCTACTCTGGTGTAACTAGCACTAACTGGGTAGTCATGGGAATTGGTTGGTCTAATACAATAACTTTGAGTTAATATTATGAATACTACATTTAGTACAAAAGAAGAAGCCCTTGCTTATTGGTCATACCGAAAAACAACTACAGCAGTTTGTGAAACAGATAGTATTTTTAAGGTCGTTGATGTAGATAATTTACCAGATTCTTTTACATGGCTAAAAACTGCAAGCCAAGAAATAGTTGATAAGGTGGATACTGATAAGGTGGATATTGATAAGGTGGATACTGATGGATAATCAAGAAGAGATAACTCGGCTTACAAAGTGTGAGTGGAGATTAGATGAACATGATGATGAACTAAAAGCTCTTAGAAGCTCTTCTAAAGAACTGAAAGTATCTTTGGAAGATATACGAAGAACTTTATTCCAAATAAAGTGGATAGCTATAGGAGCAGGTCTAGTTTTCATAGCTGAAAATGTAGGCGTAGCTCAAGCTATCAAACTTAGTATAGGATTATAACAATGATACAACAGACAATAGGTGTTGTCGGACACATACTGGATAAGTTTGTCGAAGACAAAGACCTCAAACAGAAATTAGAACATGAGCTACAAACAGAGCTTCACAGAGCTAACATGGCTCAGATTGAAGTTAATAAAGTCGAAGCAGCACACAGAAGCCTTTTTGTATCAGGATGGCGACCTTTTATAGGCTGGTCAGCAGCCCTAGGATTTATGTACACCTTTTTATTTCAGCCCTTGTTTCAGTGGGCGTTTCTAATTACAACAGGGCAGATTATTACACTGCCACAAATAAATACTGAAATACTTATGGAGCTAACTTTTGCTATGTTGGGCATGGCTGGACTCCGTAGTTTTGAAAAGATAAAGGGAGTGGCTAAATAGTTATGGACTTTAGATACTTTAAGTATGAAGATTTTGATTGCCAAGAAACAGGCGAAAACAACATGGATGTAGCATTTATCAAAAAACTTGATGAACTGCGAGAGTCTTGTGGGTTTCCGTTTATTATAACATCAGGATACCGTTCAGAATCTCATTCACTAGAAACTAGAAAAAAGAAAGCAGGTCAGCATACAAAAGGTATAGCAGCAGACATTAGAGTTACTAACGGCATCGAAAGATTTAAGGTAGCTCAAAAGGCTTTTGAATTAGGATTTACAGGTATAGGAATTGCTAAAACTTTCGTGCATGTGGACATGCGAACAACCGAACCAATGATGTGGAGTTACTAATGGATAAAACAATGCTAGACGAGTTGCAGCTTGCTGTAGCTAACGAACTATTATGCAGGGTTAAATCTGGAGAAGCAACCGCATCTGAACTCTCAGTGGCAGTTAAGTTTTTGAAAGATAACAATGCGAGTCTAGATGTAATTACTTCAGATTCACCACTAGCTGCCTTATTAAAAGAACTACCTTTTGAGGAAGCACAACACTAATGAGTACCGCAAAAAAACGCAACCCTGCGAAATGGGCTAGAGCCAAAGCAAGGGCTAGAGCTAAGATGGGTGGCAAACACTCGGCTCGCGCTATGCAGTTGGCTGTGAAGTATTACAAGTCCTCTGGTGGTACATATTCTGGAGGTAAGAAGCCATCTAATAAACTTAGTAAGTGGTCTAAACAAGACTGGGGTACTAAGTCAGGAAAACCAAGCACCGTAGGTAAGGGAGCGACAGGAGAGCGTTACTTACCAAAGACTGCTAGACAAGCTCTATCAGCTAGAGAGTACGCAGCGACTACAGCTAAGAAACGAAGAGATACTAAAGCAGGCAAACAGTTTAGTCGCCAGCCATTAAAAATCGCACAAAAAACAGCACAATATAGGAGAACGTAATGCCACAAGTAGGAAATAAAAAATTTGCATACACTAAGAAAGGTATGGAGAAAGCTAAGACTTACGCTAAGAAACGTAAGATGCCCATGAAGAATATGAAGATTAAAGGTAATTACTAATGGCACAGGGTAAGTTTGACCATCTAAAAGTAAACAAACCAGTAAGAACGCCAGACCACCCTAAAAAATCCCACATGGTTAAAGTTAGTCAGGGAGGACGAACCCGTATTATTCGCTTTGGTCAAAAGGGAGCGTCTACAGCAGGCAAGCCTAAACCTAACGAATCTCAACGAATGAAAATGAAACGTAGGTCTTTCAAGGCTCGCCACAGACGCAATATAGCAAAAGGCAAGAGCAGTGCAGCTTACTGGGCTAATAAAGTAAAATGGTAAAAGGAGCTTTTCCTTGGGTAAGTATAGGAACAAGAATCAAAATGAATCTCGTTGTCCTATTATCTCGTACTCACCAAAAACTAAAAAACAAGAATTACTTTACAAAGAACTCGACCACAAGGAGTTACTTGTCGTTTTAGGGGCTGCTGGAACAGGTAAAACGTACACCTGTTGCATCAAGGCAGCGCAGTGGCTATCACAGGATAGGATAGATAAAATTGTATTGGCTAGAGCTAACATTCCTACAGGTAAGTCTTTAGGAGCTATCAAAGGTGGTATTGAAGAAAAACTAGCACCTTGGATTATGCCGATGACAGATGTGTTGCAAGGAGCGTTAGGTAAACCTTATTACGACTACTGTGTGAAGAGGGGAAGGATAGAACCCGTCCCACTAGAATCTATCAGAGGTCGTAGCTTTGATAACTCGTTTATTCTTATAGATGAGTGCCAACAGCTTACAATAGAAGAAATAAAAGCAATAACAACCCGTATAGGCGATGGAAGTATATTATGTCTTATGGGTGACCCAGCCCAGACTGACTTGAAAGCAGGTTCTGGAATAAGAATATTTTTGGATTTGATTAAAAAACACACGCCAAGAAATGCCGCGATTATAGAATTTGGACTAGAAGATATTGTACGTTCAGATACTTGTGCAGCAATGGTGAAACTATTTTTTAAGGCAGGATTATGAGAAACCGTAACTATCGCAAAGAGTATGACAATTACCATAAAAAACCAGAGCAGCGTAGACGCAATGACGCTCGAAAGCAATCTAGACGTAACATGGTTAAGATACATGGTAAAGCAGCACTCAATGGTAAAGACATAGACCATAAAGACCGTAATCCACTCAACAAGGCTAGAAGTAATCTACGGATTATGTCAGTCAAACGTAACAGGAGTAGAAACGGATGACCCCAGAGCTTCCAGAACAATTAAAAGATTTTAGGAACTTCCTATTTATTGTCTGGAAGCATCTGAACCTACCAGAGCCTACCCCAATACAATATGATATAGCTGAGTACATTCAGAACAGTCCTAAGCGAGCAATCGTTGAGGCTTTTCGGGGTGTAGGTAAAAGTTACATCACGGCTGCTTTTGTAGTACACCAGTTGCTTCTAGACCCCCAGAAAAAATTCATGGTAGTCTCAGCTTCCAAAGCAAGAGCTGATGACTTCTCTACGTTTACGCAACGACTCATCTTGGAGATACCCCTCTGCCAACACCTAATAGCAGATGAAGGGCAAAGATGGTCTAAAATTGCGTTTGACGTAAGACCAGCAAAAGCGTCTGGTAGTGCCTCAGTAAAATCTGTAGGTATTACTGGACAGCTTACTGGCAGTCGCGCAGACATAATTATCGCTGACGATATTGAAGTACCCAATAACTCAATGACTCAGATGATGCGTGAGAAGCTCTCAGAGAGCGTAAAAGAGTTTGACGCTGTACTGAAGCCTAATGGTAAGATAATCTATCTGGGAACGCCTCAGTGCGAGATGAGCCTATATAATGCCCTAACTGAGCGCGGATATGAAATGCGGGTTTGGACAGCTCGCTACCCTGCTCTAGAAGCGATTGAGAAAGCGTATGGGAGGCGATTAGCACCTAAGCTATACTCTGATATAGAAAATACAAAAGAATCGCTTACAGGGCATCCTACAGACCCTCAGAGGTTCAATGAACAGGACTTGATGGAGCGTGAGCTATCCTACGGAAGAACTGGATTTGCTCTACAGTTTATGTTGGATACATCTTTGAGTGACAAAGACAGGTATCCTTTGAAGCTATCAGACCTTATGATTATGTCATGTGATGTCGAGAAAGCCCCTGAGAAGCCTCTGTATGGCATTATGAAGCCTTTAAAAGAGTTACCTAACGTAGGACTAGCGGGGGATAAATTCTACGCCCCAGAGGACATCCTAGGCTCTTACGTTGACTACACGGGTTCTGTGTTAGTTATTGACCCGTCTGGTCGAGGCTCAGATGAGACCGCGTATGCAGTTGTTAAGATGCTCAACGGTTACCTCTATGTTCCTGATTGTGGAGGTCTAGAGGGCGGATACTCAGAAGAAACGCTGAAAGGCTTAGCTACCCTAGCCAAAAATCATAAAGTTAATATGGTGCTTATAGAGAGCAACTTTGGCGATGGTATGTTTACTGAGCTAATCAAGCCCGTGTTGAAAAAGATATACCCTGTATCTACTGAAGAGGTTAGACACAGCAAACAGAAAGAACTAAGAATTATTGATACTTTAGAACCTGTTATGAACCAACACAGGTTGATTATAGACCCTAAAGTTATTCAGAAGGATTACGACAGTGTACAGCACCTACCTCCTGAGAAAGCTCAGAAGTATATGTTGGTATACCAGTTGACTCGTATAACAAAGCAACGAGGTGCGTTGGCTCATGACGATAGACTAGATGCCCTAGCAATGGGAGTAGCCTATTGGGTAGAACAGATGGCAGCCGATGTGGACATGGAAATGCAGCAAAGAAAAGAACAGATTCTAATGCAAGAATTAGATAAGTTCGTAAATGGCTTTAACGTACAAAGTAAACGGAGACAGAGTACATGGATAACCTAGAAGAAATTAAAATAGATATTAATGAATGTCCCATTGTTCGAGTAACTTGGCAGGATGCTTACGATATGCCGTGTGGTTGGGTAGAACCCTCTGAGATACTTGAGTGGGCTACTGCTACCTGTACTGACGTAGGTTGGCTGGTATACCGAGATGAACAAAAAGTAACCCTCATGGGTTCTTGGAACGGTGACCAAGGCGGTCGCGTAACAACCATCCCTGCTGACTGGGTACAGACTATAGATTACCTTGAAGCAGGGGTAACTATAATTAACTAATTCAATGAGTTAGGTAAACACCCCCTATTGGTCTCCCCCCTAGGGTTCATATACCTATATAATTATATATCGTGATAAACTGGGATATTTAGATGACCTATACAGAATTAAAGACAAGAATATATTCTATCTATAAAGTTATTAAAAATAAATGGAATACATTTGACAGGAAGAAAAAACTAGTAGCTCTAGCAGGTCTAGTGATACTACTTACATTGATAGGACTGTGACATGCCATGTTGTAAATTTTACGAAGTGCTTTTATTCATATTATTTTTATCTGCTATGTTCAGAATTATCATAGAAATATTTGCATAAGTTTTTTAACTACCTCAGAAAGGAGGTAATCAATGAAGAAACTCCTAATAAATCTTAGGTATCTTCTAGCCCCAACGATGATTGCAGGTACACTTGCTGGTGTATTGGCAGGTAATGGTTGGGAATGGGTCGGTGTTGCTCTTTTAGGACTTGGAATTATTGTAGATACTCTTGTAACTGCAAAGACTAAAGGTGCTGGCTTTGATGAAGACGGTAACACAAATGCTGCTGCATGGTTTCAAAATGCAGTTATGTATGGGATGTTCGGGTTATTCGTACTACTTCAACTAGCACTAGGACTACAAGTCTCTGAGTTTATGGCTGGTAATATTACAGTCACTAACTTAATAGGTGCTACACTATCAACTGGTATCTTTCTAGGTATCGGTATTATATATGGACATGAGTTAGCCCATACAAAAGGCTTCAGCTTTCTACTTGCTCGATGGATGATGGCATTGAGTGGGAAAGCACACTTCTGTTATGCCCATGTGTATAACCATCATTTAGAGTTGGGTCATCAAGACGACCCTGCTACTTCACCAAGAGGACGTACTCTGTACGCTCACTATCCCTTATCAGGGCTAGGACAAAGTAAGTTTTTGTTCCTTATGGAAAAGCAACGACTAGCACGACTAGGTAAACCTTTCCTGAGCTTTGAAAACCGATGGATAGCTGGATACCTTATGAGTCTCCCGACTATCTTTCTATTCTGGTTCGCTGGCGGTTTCGTAGGTCTTGCTGTTCTTGCTGCTATTTGGATTGTATCTAACTTTGAGTTAGAAACCCTAAACTACTTAGAGCATTACGGTCTGTACCGTGAGAAAGGACAACCGATTGACTATCGTCATTCTTGGGATAACTCCACTGCATTTTCTAGCTGGTTCTTTATAGAGATTGGTCGTCAAGCTGACCACCATGACAGAGGCGAAACACACTTCTGGGAGCTAGATGAAGTAGGCGCACCTAACTGCGGTAGAGGTTACTTTACACTATTTGCTCTATCTTTGATGCCACCTATCTGGTTTAACTACATAAATGAGAAGTTAGCCGTGTGGGATTCAGAGATGGCTAGTGAAGGTGAACTTAAAATTGCAGAGGTTGTTAAGTGAAGATTGCAATTATAGTAGTAGTAATACTTAACTTGAGTGGCGAGGTAGACCATAAGACGACAATCCAAGAGGACTGTCCTGATATGGCTACTATCGCCAACAAGTTAGAGGACATGAAAAGTGCAGGTCGCATCTTAGATTACGGTGCGGCTTGCTTGCCTGCTAAATTTGAAAACATAGACGGTATACCACTTTAAAAATTGCAGAGGTGTTAAGTGAGTGAACTACAATCAGAAATGGTTGAGGCACTAATCAAGCATGCTGAAGGACATATATCAAAGCACGTTGTAAATGCTAAAGTATATATGTCCTCGGCTGTCGGTGTCGCAGAGCATCCTGATATTATTGAGAGTATCGAGAAAGAACTTAATATAATTTCAGAGTACCATGACCAAATCGAAATGCTCAAAAAGTACTTTTAATTTTCACCAAAAAATCTGAGGGGGTTATAACGTTTTTGATAAAATTTTTTACCCCCTTAACCCCTTGAATAATTTAATAATTAACAGGGAGTGGTATCTATGCCGTGTTAATAGTTACGGATAGCAATCAATAACATCCTCAAAGGTTATCAGAATCATTAATAATCTTAATAATTAACAAGTGCAATCAATGATAATTACAATAGTTACCAAGTGTTATTAATGATTTCTGAGATTATTACACTTTGTCTCTTTGTTTCTTTTTATCTATTTTTTTAATTATTGATTACAGTAATCATTGATTGTTGTAAGTAAACTATTGATTATGTTAAGTATCTCATAAGTATATTAGAATATACTAATATACTATGGAAATTGTCCTATGGACTTTTTTACTATGGGCTGAATGCGAATCATTCTCATTTGCATTCTGTAAAAATTAATTCACTTTTTTTGCTCTAGGGGGTTGCAATCTAGGATTATTTAGCGTATTGTCTC